CTGTTTCCAATGGTCTTGCCACTTACCTTCAAGGCAAAATTATTTCTAAATCTCAAGGCCGCGATAGAGGTTCCAGCCGCATTGCCGAAGGATCACGGGTAAGCAAATCGTCCAAGGTTGGCGAAATGTCATTTGGTTTTGCAGCTCAAAAATTCTCAGGTGGTGGCACAACTCAGCAGCTTTGGGGCGGCTATGAATTTGGATCAAACAAATATAAGCAATTTCCAATTTGGTCAGGTCGTGAAGGTCGCGGCTCAAAAGGTTGGTTTATTTATCCAACGCTTAAGGCAGAACAGCCTCAAATTGTTAGCCAATGGGCTGAGGCGTTTTCACAGATTGTGAAGGTCTGGTAAATGGCCGCTCAAGGATCAAGAACGCTTAAGCTCTCCTTATTGGCTGATGTTGCTGAATTTACCAAAGGCATCAAAACGGCCGGTAAAGATACGGAATCAATTGGCGATCAATTCACAGCATTTGGCAAAAAGGCCGCTCTTGCATTTGCTGCTGCTGGAGCTGCAATTGGTGCGTTTGCAATAGAGTCAATTAAAAATGCCGCAGCTGATGAAAAGGCTCAACGGCTTTTAGCTTTGACAATTGAAAACACAACAAATGCCACGGCCGCGCAAATTGCAGGTGTTGAAAAATACATTTCAACAACATCTATTGCAATTGGTGTTACCGATGATGAATTGCGCCCAGCATTTGCAAGATTGACCAGATCAACAAAAGATGTTGAGGATGCTCAAAAATTATTAAATTTGGCTTTAGATATTTCCTCAGCTACTGGCAAACCTCTTGAAGCCGTAGCCAACGCACTAGGCAAAGCCTATGATGGCAATTTGGCCTCATTGGGTCGTTTAGGATTAGGCATAGATCAATCAATCCTCAAATCTAAGGATTTTGATAAGGTTTTCAACACGCTGACAAACACTTTTGGCGGTTTTGCCGATAACGAGGCGCAAAGTGCGGAAAAGGCTTTTGCTCGTATTAAAATCGCCACCGATGAGGTTCAAGAACAGATTGGTGCGGCCTTGCTTCCGGTCGTGCAAGAATTAACAACATTCATTCTCACGGATGTTGTGCCTGTTGTTCAAAGCTTTGTGGATGGTCTGACTGGTCAGGATGGCCTCAAGGACGGATTGACTGAATCACAAATTACAGCAATTGAATGGGGCAAAAAAATACGAGGTATTATTGCAACAGTCATTGAGCTTAAAGATGAATTGATTGCTGTCGCAGCTGTAATTGGCACACTCTTTGTTGTTTCCAAAATTAGTGCAGCAGTTGTGGCTACCATCGCTCTAATCAATACTTTAATCAAGGCCTATAATTTACTTAAAGCATCAGCAATTGTGGCTGGTGTTGCAACTGCATTTGCATTGAATCCATTGCTTGGTGTTGGCGCGGTGGCACTAGCTGCTGGAGTTTTGGCTGGGGCAAATGCTTTGGCAAGATCAGGTGATATTAGTGGGGCAGACACTTTTGCCGAAAGTGGCACACCTTCATTTATTAGTGGTAAAAAACTTGGCAATGGATCATCAACATTAAGTAATGGTGAGGTATTAGGAACGATTATTAACAACCCAATTGTTATTGATCCTTCAGCAACTGATTCAACAGCGGCCACACTTGCAGCTGCACAACTTGCAGCGGCAGAAACAGCAAAAGCCGCAGCTTTAGCTGCAAAACTTTTAGCAGAATCCGAAGCTAAATTGGTTCCGGGTGCATTTGATTCTGGTTTGTCAGGCACACAAAGTCTTGCCGCAATTGAGGCAATTTCAAATCGACCATTTGCATTTGGCACATCTGGTGTAAATACCAACTCATTGGCTGGGATTATGGCAGCTTCAGGTCAGCCAACAGTAGTAATCAATGTAAATTCTCCATCAATTATTGATGAAGAAGGTTTTACGCGAGCGTTGAACAACGCTCAAAACAATAGTTTTTTTAGAGGCACCGGTGGTGCAACTAATTTAGTGGGAATTTAATGACACTTTTCAATCCTGTTTGGCGCGTTAAAATTGGCGGTACTCAATACACAAATTATGTGTTGGCCAATCTTTCAATTACAACCGGGCGCACAAACATTTATGAGCAGGCAAATGCCGGATATGTCAGCTTAGAGTTAATCAATTTGGATCAATCCATCATTGATATTGAAATCAATGATTCTGTAACCATTGAATTGCAAAATTCCACAGCTACATTTGTGCCAATTTTTGGTGGCACAATCGTTGATTTTGGCATTGGTATAGCAGCATCAGGTGTCGTTGGGATCAACCAATCGGTTTCCATTACGGCTGTTGGAGCCTTGGCCAGATTGCCAAAAGCTTTGACCGATGGCGTGCTCACACAGGATTTTGATGGGGATCAGATTCTGACAATTCTCACAGATTTGCTAATCAACTCATGGAATGAAGTGCCAGCAGCTTTGACATGGACAACCTATGATCCAACAGAGCAATGGCAAAACGCGGAAAACACAGGATTGGGCGAAATTGACACACCGGGCAGCTATGAATTGGCACAAAGATCATCATCCACAATTGATGTTTATTCATTAGTTTCAGCTCTGGCAACATCGGGATTGGGTTATTTGTATGAGGATGCTCAAGGCTTGATTTCCTATGCCTCGGCAGATCATCGCTCAATCTATTTGTCCACCAATGGCTACACCGATGTATCGGCAGCTCAAGCCATAGCCAATTCACTCTTTGTGCAGACTCGAGCTGGTGACATTCGAAACGAGATTGTCATTAAATATGGCACCAATTCATCATCGGAGGTGACAGATACCGATGCACCATCGGTTGCTTCATTTGGCCGGTTGGCTCAAATTATTACAACGACCATCAAGCATCAAGCCGATGCCGAAAGTCAGGCAGCGTTTTATCTTACTCTTAGATCGTATCCTCAAGCCAATTTTAACCAAATTACATTTGAGCTGACAAACTCAGAAATTGATGATGCTGACCGCGATGCCTTAATCAACATTTTTATGGGTTTGCCATTACGCATTACAGACTTGCCGCTCAACATGGCATCAGGCACCTATCTTGGATTTGTTGAAGGCTGGTCATGGCGTGCCTCCTACAATTCCGTATCAGTTACCGCTTTAATTTCACCATTGGCATTTTCATTGCAAGCCATGCAATGGGAGGATGTCTCAGTTTTAGAGGCATGGAATACAATCAGCGTTAGCCTAAATTGGCAAACCGCGTTAGTCGTAGCGTAAGGAGAAAAAATGGCAAATCCAACAACAAATTATGGCTTTGTATTGCCGACACCAACAGACTTAGTCACAGACTTACCAGCTGACTTTGATGTTGCGCTGCAAGGCGTGGATACAAGGCTCAAAGCATTACAACCCGGCACAACGCTTGGTGATCTTGCTTATTCATCAGCAACGGCAAATACAAATACACGGCTTGGCATTGGTACAGCTGGTCAGGTTTTAGCTGTCTCAGGTGGTGTGCCAGCCTGGATAACAACCTCGGATGTCACACCATTAACAACTAAAGGCGATCTATTCACTTTTACAACAGTCGATGCTCGAATTGGCGTGGGTGCAAATGAAACGCGTTTGGTTGCAGATTCGGTGGAAGCAACAGGATTAAAATATGTTGCAGATACTACAAATTACGCAATCGCAGCAAAAGCTGATCTCCTTGTTGGTACTGCTGCCGATACTCTTGCAGCTTTAACAGTGGGAACAAACGGGCAAGTTTTGACGGCAGATTCAACAGTAAGCCCAACAGGATTAAAGTGGGCAACACCAGCAGCAGGTTCTACTTTTTCGGGTGTGGGCGTAAGCAATACAACAGATTTAAGCACATCAACAGGAACTTGGACAAGCATAACTTTCAACACAGAATTATTTGATACTGATGCTTATCACTCAACTGCAACCAATACTTCAAGAATTACTATTCCCGCCGGAAAATCAGGTTATTTCTTAGTAACTATTGTCGGATTATTTGAAGGCACAAATGCAACTGGAACAAGAGATTTGGCAATTGCAAAAAATGGAACAAGAGTTTTAGAAAGTGTCACCAACAAAGCAACTGGAAGTAATCAATCATGTGCAGCATCAATTGTTATGAGTTTGGTTGCAACTGATTATATTGAATTTCAAGTTAGACAATCATCCGGCACGACTGTTCCATGGTATGGAACAGGCAGTTCAGGTGGAACATCATACACAGTCACTTATTTAGGAGCATAAAAATGGAGCAATTTAATAAGCCAACACAGCTAAACGGCAGACAATTATTAGCAGAATTAGCATCGGCCAACATTAAAGTCAATGATGATCCAACTGTCGATGGCGAAGGTGTCTTGCTTTTGGATATTGCCAAAGGTGATATAGAGAAAGCTGCTGCTATTATTGCATCTCATATTGGCGTTGATGATGTTGATGATTTATTGTCAAAAAAACAAGAAATCTTTGAAAAACTTGGATTGACTGCCGATGAAGCAAAATTGTTGATTTAATACTGAAGGATTTTAATAAAATGTTTCCACAAGGCACATTGCCGCGTTTGATTGAGGTTGCGCTTGCTGAGGTAGGCGTAGCTGAAACAGGCAACAATGAAACAAAGTATGGCAAATACATGAATGCCGACAAGCTGCCATGGTGTGGGTCATTTCTCAATTGGTGCGCAAATGAAGCTGGTGTGAAGGTGCCAAATGTGGTCAGCACTAAAGCTGGAGCATTGGCATTTAGTAAAAACAAGCAATGGCATGAAACACCAAAAATTGGCGATTTTGTGTTTTTTGATTTTGTAATTGATGACAAGGTTACAATCAATCACATTGGTTTAGTAATCCGAGTATCGGAAAAGCAAATTGTGACAATTGAAGGCAATACATCGGGAGCTGGAGATCAAAGAAACGGCGGTGAAGTGATGGTCAAATCACGCACCTTGGGAGCGCGGTCATTTGTTGTGGGATATGGCCGCCCGGCTTATGTCTCATTTTCTGGTGATCTACCGGAAAGACCCAAAGGAGGAACATAATGGAGCAAGCAAAAGCAATGTTGGCATCATGGGCGAGAAGCTCGGTCGCTGGTGCGTTGGCTGTTTTCATGACAGGCAATTCGAACCCAAAGGATTTGGCATTGGGATTGGTTGCTGGCCTTGTGCCAGTACTAGCTCGATGGGCTAATCCCAACGATGTGGCATTTGGCAACAAGAAGTGATTAAAAAACTACACGCGGCAGGTTTAGCTGCAATTCTTGCGCTAAGCCTTGCCGGGTGTGGTTATCAAGGATGGGTTCGATACCCGTGCCAACTGCATGAAAATTGGGAAAACCCAGAGTGCCAAAAGCCGGCATGCAAAGTCACCGGCACTTGCACC